TACAGACCTTTTGCAGCTTCGTATTTGAAAGATTCAATTACGCCACCTGAACCGCCAGCCCATTGAAACTCATCAGAATCGTCATCTGCATCGTCGTTTGTTACAACTAATAAACCGCCATCACCATCTCCTAAAGCTTCGGTTGCAGCACCTGAACCGCCCTCAGTTGTAGTAATAACCCAGTCACTAGCTGTGTATTTATCGAAGTCCTCATGATAAACGTGGTATTTAATTGGATCTGGTTGTTTTAATAATTCACCAGTTCCTCCTGTCACTACGTTTGTGACTCCTGAAGTAAAGTGTGTTGTCATAATATCAGCGCCTCCTTAACGCCAGTTATCTACGATAACCAATTTATTTAAGCAAATTATATATTAGATT